GTGTAGACTCGGAGTGTTCCTCTACTTTCCCTGTCTTAGGGTTATATTTTAATATTATTTTTCCCATAGCTTAATACCCACCCCCTCCGAAGAGGGGATAAGTATATAAATTAGTTATTAACTAAACATGTGAGAACCTGTACCGTCTCCAAAAAGATTTCCAGAAATACTCCACTTAGAATCAGAAACACATACAAATTTTAGATGTCCCCCTAGGAATCTACCATCTGTATCTGCGTCTAATGTTAATATATAATCCGCAGCAGCTGGTATATCAAAACAAGTTGTATCTATGTCTTCATTTAATGCTACTACAGAACCTTTTTCATCTTTATCAATCTTAGTTATCATACCTGTGTAAGTATCAGCGCTTGAATCAGCAGTAATTGTACACGTACCTGTAAAAGTAGAAGTAATATAAAATTCATATACTAAACCTACCTCTGCAGCTGGTAAAGTAACAGCAATTCCTGCAGCTCTATCTAATGTAAAAATAGTACCAGACTGGTGGTCTTCTACATTATAAGTTGCTGTTGTAACTGGTATTACTGATTGAAATTGTCCGTTTAAGGATTTTAAGACTTGGTCTCCATCTTGAGAACGTCTTACGTTAAACATTTCATTCATTTGTTATTTATTTTAAAAAGTTAAACACTTAATTATTTTTTAAATAAAAGGAGAGTTAAGTGTTACACTCTCCCTTCATTAATCATTTATTACGTTGTTATAGTATCAACTGAGCTTAATACAGACATACCATCTCCAGTAACATCATCTTTCAATACGATTACTGCTGAGTTTTGTCCAGCTATAGCTCTAGTAACATCTAACACAACGCTTTTTTCAGTTGCATCGTCAACAGTTCCTAACGCAAATTGGATTTCTCCAGCTCCGCCATCTGATTTTGTAAACGTAATATGTAAAGAATTGTCGGAATCAATTTCGACTGTCTTTATATTAGCTATGTTTACACAAGCTGCGTCATTAGCTGCTGTTCGTGCATATATAAATCTTGCATTCATTTTTTTATATTTTAAAGGTTAAATGGGGCAGTTACCCACCCCATTATAAATTAATTTACGCATTCGAAAGAATACCACAAGATAATGGGTTTCTTAAGATAATACCAGATTCTGAAAGAATTTGACACTCAAAGAAATCATCACCATTAGCAGCCATCATTGAATTATAATCGTAAGGATTTACCATACCAGGTACATATTTTTTAACAAAACTTCTGTTAAAACCTTCTGCGCCTTTAGCGATTAACTCAACATTAGCAACGCCATTTTGCATTCCCATATCTAAAAATACCATTTTTCCTGACTCATTTGAAGAATCAAATGTAGAAGAAATAGAATTATGTAAGTTAGGGTCGTCAAATACTGGACAGTAAGATAGAATCATTTTGTTTCCTAAAATATTGTACTCAGTAAAGTTAGCGCCTAATTCTACAGAACCACCGCCTTTACCAGCAAACATAGGAGCTCCAGAACCTACAGTAGCTAATAAATCTTTCATAGCTCTGTGGAAATCTATTCTTCCTTGTGTTCCTGTAAATACTGTAAATACATTACCTTCAGCAGATAAAGCATTTTTAGAAAGTGTTCCTATAAAGTTAACGATATCTTCTTCTGTTAATGCACCAGCTGTATAAGTAGCTTGGTTAGAAGAATCAATTTGTGCTAGTATACCATCACCCATGATTGGAAGTCCAGCAGTAGCAGCTCCAGTATCACCAGGGTAATCAGAAGCGTTAGACATACTTTTCTTTCCATACCATCTTTGAGCTTCAAGCTCATACATGAATTGGTCAGTCATTTGTTGTTCCTTAGTAAAGTACCATAATCTGTGACCATTAGACTCAATCCAAGTAACATCAGTTAAATCAGAACCCATAATTTTTGTTTTCTTACGAGATAGAGTTAACCAGTTCTTGTATGTATCTGGGTAAGCATAGTTTTGTCCAACCTCAGAAGCTAATGAACCTTGATTAAAAGCACTACCAATAGTACCAACTACATCACCAGCAACTAAAGTAACAGATAAAGCGTCAATAGCTCTTACTGTAATAGTGTTAGTAGTATCAGAAGATGTAATAGAAGGAACATTAGTTACAAGCGCAGTAGTTCCATCAGAAAAACGAACTACGTCATTAACATTTAAGTTATCACCATGAATACCATTAGTTGGGTCGTGGTCAACAACAAATGTTTCTGTAGCACCAGCAGCAGCAGATAAAGTTTCACCAGTTTCAACTATAGCTGGCTTTCTGTATCTTCCCATCATTTTCCATTCAAAAGCGTAATCGCCAATGATTTTTTCTGCAGCATTTCTACCTGCAGCTTCTAATAAATATGTTAAAGAGAAACGTGGATATTGTTGAATAAGCTTCTTGCCTATTTCTGGGTATTTTAGTAGGTTGGTCACTAACGCCGTTTCATCAGTAGTGTCTTTTCCATACGTACCCGTATATATTTTTGCCATTTTTTAAATGTTTTTAATTTGTTTTACAATAATTTAATTTATTGTAACAAATAAAATAGCATCGCATTTTTATTTATCACTTCATGAACTCAACAGGGTCAAAGCCAGATTTTTTCTTGACATCAACATGTTGACTTCTTCTACCAAGGTCGGGATTAGTAATCTTATTAAGTACTGAGGCTTTGCCTTTTTCCATTCCTTGACCACGTAACATCTTAAAAATTTTGTCCTTGTATTTCCACAAGAAGGCAGCGTCGGCAACATTGGCCACATCGCTATACACCTCTTCGGCAAAATCTCCAGAAGTTATGTAGTTATATAATTCTTTCTTATCCTTTGTTTTCACTTTTCCTCCAAAAAAGTCTTCTTTACCTTTAATATATGTTTGCAAAGACCTTCTTGTGTTTAAGTTTGCTTGTTCTTCTTGTTGTCTTTGTTGAGCTTGCTTATGTCTTAGTTTATCTCTTTCATTTACAATATAATTTTGTAAATTTTTTCTAATCATTATAGCCTCTCTCTTTAACAACCCAGAGTCACTTAATCTATCAAGAGTATCTTGAACTTCTTCTTTTTCTAAACCAGAAGCTTCTAAATCACTTTTAACTAGTGAATTATCATCTAGCTTAAGATAATCTTGTAAGTTTTGTATAGTGTCATTAACTGGAGCAGGAGTTTTAATAGCTTTATTTATAGCTTGTTTAAACTCTTGTTCATTTTTAGCCTGTACACCAAACTCTTTTCCTAATGCCTCCCAATCATAAACAGCCTCTTCAATAGACTCTTTTTTCTCCTCTTGCTTTGGAGCTGGGTCCCAATCTTCCTCCTCTGGCTTTGCTTCTTTTTGTTCATTTTCTACACTACCCCACTCAAAACCATCTTCGTCAACCTCTTCACCCTCTTCTGTTGTTTCTTCAGAGGCTTCGGTTTCTTCAGTTACCTCTTCAGTTTCTTCTGTTTTAACCTCTTCATCGTTTGTAAACGCTTTTGGGTCAAATGCAGGAATCTCTTCCTTATTTTTTTGTTCTTCTTGAACAGCAGTATCTTGTGCTTGTTCAATTAGGTCTTCACCTGATTTTTCTTTTTCACTCATAATTTTATTTTTGCTCTTTGCTTTGTACAAAGATAGTTAATTTATTTTTTTGTTTTTGCCAATCTATCTTTTCTTTTCTCATCTCTATCTTCTTTCATTTTCTTTTCTTCCATTTTCATTTTATCTGCCCGAACAGTTTTATCATATTCAGATTTTGCAGCATCTCTTTGTATAGCGCCTTTTAGTCTATCACTAACCATATTAGCTTCTAAATCAGCTTGTATATTAGCTACCTCAATTTTAGCTCTTGTGTTTTCTTTAGCAACTTTTAGCCTTGCTTCTGAATCCATTTGTTTTAATTGAGTTTCGTGTTGCATCTTAGTTTGCTCTTGTTCTGCTTGAGCTTGTAATATAGATTGTTGTTGTTCTTGTGCAGCTTTTGCTTGTGACTGCATTTCTTTAATACCATTCTCAAGAACATGTTCAGCTTCAGAAAGACTATCAGCTTTTAAAACTTTAATAACATCTAATAAGGTAATACTACCACTTTGTAGTGCAGCTTGAGATAATTGTGTAACAGCTTGTTTAATAGCGTCGTCTTTAGCGCCTTGATTAATATACACACCATAGTCATTTAAAGCTATATCTGGTAATATATCTAATAATTTAAAAGCGCCATCTCCTAATACATATCCAAGTCTTTTGCCTTGAGCCCAACATATTTTCATTAAACCACACACTCTTTCGATAACTCTCTTTTTAACTTCAGAGTGTTGAAAGAACCAATTTTCTGTAACTAAGTTAGACTGCATAACAGTTCTTTGTACATTACCCACAGCTTCGTATTGAGCAACAGCACCTTCTCTTTGTGGTGATATACCACATACCTGACCAGCTGTTTGTTCTAACATTAATTTTAAATTAACTAATTGTTGAACTGAGTTTGATAAAGTAAAGTCTACTTGCTGGAATTGATTAAACCTTGCTGTGTCTTGACCTTCATCTCTAGAGTTTATAGGTATAATACCATCATTTTTTATGTGATATAATACTGTCTGCATATCCATACCTATATTAGAAGGCATTTGAGAAACATCATATACCACAGCTTTACCACCAGCTCTTGATAGCGTAAGTTCTATATGATACATTACAACATTGTATAATGTTTGTATGTGTTTAAGAACATCTACTAAACTTGTAATTCTACCTGCAGACATATTGTGAGTACAACCAACATAAGAAAGTGGAGTAGAGCCTGCATCATCTACAGACCTTACTTGGTTTGGTCTTCGTCTACATCTAGTTGTAATTCTACCACCTATTTTAGTTCCTTCCCAAATATCATCTACATATTTAGTTTCTATAGTTTCTCCTTTTCTTGGTCTATAAGAATCATTAACAACTTTTCTAAAAGGATTATCTGGGTCATATTTATTTTCAGAAACTTTAAACCTTATAGCTCTTATAGATTTCCATTCTCCTTGTATAAGCCTTATTCTTACGCCAGTAGAAGCGTCATAGTTTAACCATTCTATACTTGTGTTATAATGAGCTAATTCACTACCTGAAGATATTTGTCTCATATTCTCAAGTTCCATAACATCTTCTTTTGTTAACTCATCTCCAAACTCGTCTAGTATTTCATTAACACTTAACCATCTTTGTTCTACCACCCATTGTGATTCATCAATATAATCACTCTCTATAGAAGAATCAAAAGCTATGTTTCTTGGGTCAACACGCCTTACATGAGGGTCTCCATTCTTAACATCTATTTTATAAAAAACTTTACCTAATACAAGAAAGTCTCTAAATCCATTTTTAAATAAATCTTTCCATCTGTATTTTTCTTTCAAATACTCTATACCACTTTCAGCAACAACTTCTATTGCCTCTTTGTAAGTATATCTCATGTAAGTTTCTATGTCGTCTGGAATATCAAAATCAACATTATCTTGCGTGATATCCATTCCCATAGTTTCGTTTATTTCCTTTTTTATATCACCTAACATTTGTTCCATAACCATAGAAACCTTAGCGTCTTTTTTTCTATTAACAGCAGATTTGTTTATAGAACTTACTTTAGTTTCTAAAGGTCTACGTAATTCTTCACTTGTTAATAAATCAATCTTAGGAGCTATAATATTATAGTTGGTCATTCTAGCAGGGAAAGGTGTTCCATACTGGTCAGTAATATGCTCATAGTCTTTTGGGTCAAAGTGACCGTGATAAGCTTGATAATTTCTAATATCTTTAAATCTATCGTTTATATATAGATTGTTATTGTATTGAGCAATATAAGGTGCCATAGCATCTAAGTTTTGCTCACACCATTCTTTTGTTTTTTCTTCGTCGCTAAGCAGTTGCCTAGGAAAATTAGTGTACGGCATATTCTAATCTTTAAATGGAACTAATCTACCACCATCTCTTTTGTAGTAAACAAATCCAAGTTTTTTATCTTTTAATTCTTTTTGTCTTGCTTGAGTCTGGAATATATCAATATTATGAATTAAACACAAACCAAAAGCTATAGCCCTATCCGTGTTTCTTGTTCCATAATCAGCAAGCTCATTCAACAAATCTATGAACCATATATCATCAACATTAGTTTTAATATAATCGTCCATGTACTGCTCCATAACGGCCTTTGTTTGTTTATTCATTTGTAAACCAAATCTATTTCTAGTTAAGGTTCCAGGCGCGTGTGCAGTTTTGGGTTTTTCTTTCATATATTTAAGAGCTTTCTTTCTCTTAAAATAATCTATAATCCCAATTTTTGTATACTCAATGAGCATTTTAGCATTATAATAAACAGCTAATTTAAGGCATCCATCCCAAAATTCTTCAGCTGTTTTAGGTCTTTCTGTGTACTCAGCAACAACATAATCACTAGGTAGGTCTGGAGAAACAAATCTCCTAAATATAATCGCACTACCCATAGAAGTTGTAGACTCTGCAGTATCTTGGTCGTAAGAATCAATACCGCCTATATCTAACCCTTCATATTCTTCATTAGGATGGTCTAATATTTGATAAGGACCATTTTTATCTGCCACCCATTCTACAGCATCTGTAAATCCATCTTCATCATCAAATATCCATTCTAATCTTCCTCTTTGTATTTGATTCTCTAATTTTTTAAAACTCATTATTCTTCCTCTTTGAGCATTAATTAAAGATAAATCAAATCTACTACCTTTAGTTTTTAAGAAAGCTTCTTCAACAGTTAAAGGATAATTTTGTATATGTAAGTTATAAGCCTTACTATTATCTCTACCTTCTAGCTTTTCTCTTTCTTTTAATAACTCCTTTCTAGCCCCTTTTTCATCACTAATCCCCGTTTTTAAATCAAAGAATCCATAGTAACATATAGAAGCGGGTATAAATAGTGGAATTAAATTAAA